CAAAGAGTTTGGTCATGTTGGTAACTTGCGAAGTGTCCCAGTTTTCGACAGGACCATATTTGTTGACAGCATTCATGGGGTCGTGGAGGTACAGTGTGAAAGCTTGTACGAAGTTATCATCTGTCAGTTTTGTGAAACCATTATACGCAACCATGATGATCAATCAGTGTATAAGGTACGATTGACGAGTAATATATTCTTGTAAATATGTGTTTAAAAATTCAATTTTATTGAAATAATATAAAAAACATAAAGTATAAATAGAATACATTGTCTATTTTTTATTATGTGTTTGATATAGAAATTTTCCCTAGAAAAAAATAATAAAAATCAATGATTTATAATAAAAAAATAATATCTATATTAATTATAAAATGTCAAGTAAATCTAGTAAAAAAAGAATAAGTAAAAAAAGTAATAAATTATCAAAAAAGATAGGAAGTGTAAATAAATTATATAAAGAATTAGAAAAATTAAGTAATGACTATGAAGAAGTAATATTCACACCGAGTAGTAATCAGAGAAAAGAGAATGCGATTTTAGAAAAAATAGAAGGGATTAGAATAAAATTATCATTGGTAGAAAAAAATATTTATCCATCTATTTATTCTAGTAACTTTTCAGAACAACTTTTTCAAATGAAAGATTTCAATATTAATAAAATACCTTTTAATGAAAAAAGGTTAAAGGAATTATATGAAGAATATGAACAAACTAAAAAATCAAAAAAAATAAGTAAAAATAAAACAAAAAAAGAAAGTAAAAAGAAAAGATTTGAACTTTCAAATACACAATTATTTTTAAAAAATTTTATGAGTGATAAGACACCTTATAGAGGATTACTTATATTTCATGACGTAGGTGTTGGCAAAACTTGCACTGGTATAACAATTGCGGAAAGTTTAAAAAAAAATGTAAAAGATTTTAAAAAACAAATACATATAATAAGATATGAAGAATTTAAAAGTCAGATATTTAATCATAATGTATTACATAAAGGTGATATAAAATATCAATGTACAGGAGATACATATAAAAAAGAATTAATTACATTGGAAAAAGAGAATGAAGATTTGTTTAAACAATGTAAAAATAATGAAATTTATTGTAAAGGATTAATAGATAAAATAAATAAACTAATAAAAAATTATTATGATTTTAAGAATGTTGAAAAATTTGCCAGAGATGCTAATAAATTAATTAATAAGGAAAATAAATATCAATCCAAAAAAGAATTACATTTAGAAAAAATAGCGGAAATAAAAAAAAACTTTTCAAATTCAATAATAATAATTGACGAAGCTCATCATATAAATGATACTTCGGCAGATTTGGATACTAAATTAATTAGTAATGTATTAAATGATATATTAAAATATGGTGACAATATTAGATTAATATTATTAACTGCTACACCTTTGTGGGATAAACCAACCGATATCATATCATTGCTAAATTTTTTATTAGTAAACGATAATCGTGCTACATTACAAATAAAAGACGTATTTAATAATGATTTGTCATTAAAAAAAGATGGTGAAAAAATTTTAAGAAATAAAATAAGAGGATATATATCATTTTTAAGAGGTAATAACCCATTTTTTTTCCCATTTAGATTAAATTGTTCCATTAATGTTCCAGAATTAATTCTCAAAAAATATCCAACACATATGTTAGAAAAAGAGAATAATTTTTATAAAAATAAAATTAAATTTGAAACATTTGACATTATAGATACTCCAATGTTAAAAGAACAATTAAAAATATATAAAAAAACAATGATAATGAAAAAAAATAAAGAAGAAGTATCAACTGTATATTCAGCAGAAACACAAATAAGTAATTTTGTATATCAATCATTAGAGGAAGCAACTGGTGATATTAATAATTGTTATGGAGAAAGGGGTTTCAAAAGTATATTTAAAAAAACACCAAATGGAACATATAGATTTAAAAATGAAGAATATGGTAAAAGATTTTTAGGTGAAAATCTTAAACAATATTCTAATAAAATATATACATTAATAAAAAATATTAAAAAATGTGATGGTCCTAGTTTCGTATTTTCTAAATATGTTTGGGGTGGTTTATTTCCAGTAATTATAGCTCTAGAAATGAATGGATATAAATTATATAAATCTAACATACCTTATATAGAAAACAAATATAAAATAACAGAATATAAAGGTGATTTTATCATAAAAAGTGGTTCTATTAAATCCAAAAATATTAATACTTATATTTCAAAAAAAGAAAAAATGATTGATGAACCCGTGAAAGTATTTTTAGGAACAGAAACTGCTGCGGAAGGATTAAATTTATATGGATATAGAGAAGTACATATATTAGAACCTCATTTTAATTTTAGTTTATTAGAACAAGTTATAGGTAGAGTGACTAGAAAACAAAGTCATTTTTCTCTTCCTATTACAAAAAGAAATGTGGTAATATATCTTTATGCTTCTACTTTAGGAAAAGATGAAAGTGTTGATTTATACAAATATAGATTGTCACAAGAAAAAGCATATTTGATTGGAGATATTACTAAATTAATAAAAGAAGAAGCGATAGATTGTATGTTAAATTTTAATGGAAATAATATAATTCAAGAGAAATATAAAACTACAAAAGTACAAATGATAACATCTCATAATAAAAAGATAAATATTACATTAAATGATAGTGAATATAGTAAATTTTGTGATTATAAAAAAAAATGTGAATATAAATGTAATGGAGAAATTAAAAGTTTAACTAAAAATAATATTAAATTAATTAATAATATTGATAAATTAATAAAAAGTTATGAGTTTAAAATAGTAGAGTTATTAATAGATAATTATGTGATAAAAATAGATGATATTATAAAAATGTTAGATATAAAAGATGAAGAAATAGGACAAATCGCTATATTAAATATATTAAAAAATGATAAAATATATAAAAGTAAAGAAATAAGAGGTAGAATTATTTTAAATGGGACTTTTTTAAAATTTGTAAAATTAGAATCAATGGATAAAGACATAGAATTTATTGAACAATATTTTAAAAAAAATAAAAAAATAGATGAAATAGATTTAAGTTATTATATCAATAAATTAAAAACAAAAGAAGTAAAAAATAAAAGTTTAGATATAAAAGAATATAATAATTTAATTAATAAATTTTATTTTAATTATGAAAATATAAAAAATAATTTGTATAGTAAAAAAATATTATTTACAAAAAATTTGAATCTAAGTGATTTAGAAATAGTTGATTATCTTTTTTTGAAATTGACATATTCTCAAAAAAAAATATTTCTTCAAAATATTATTCTAAAAATTATAAAAAAAGAAAATTTTAGTATAATTGAAAATTTTATTAAAAAAATAATACTAGATAGATATATTATTTATCATAATGATTTTAAAAATATATCTAGTAAAAAAGAAATATATGGTTTTATTATAAATAATTATAAAGAATTAAATATTTATAAATTTAATAAAAGTAATAATAAATTTATACTAGACAACGCATATAATTTAAAAATAATAAATAATTTAATTGATAAATTAGATATAAATAATTTTAAGTATAATGAAATTTATTCATATAATGTCATTGATAATAAAAATGGTAGTTGTAATTTAAAAATAGTTGATTCTTCATTTCGTGATAAAAAATCACAAAAAGGAAGCAAATGTATAGATAAATCTAAACTTTTAATAGATAATTATTATAAATTATTATTAAATAAAAAAATTAAAAAATTAAAAAAAAATATTATGTGCAATGATTTAGAAATATTATTTAAAAGGAAAAATGAAATGGAAAAAAAGAAATGGTATTTAAATGAAATTGAATATCTTTTAGTTACAGAATATAATAAATAAAATTGATTTAAATAAAAAATATATAAATAATTATAATAGTAAAATATATTATGTCAGAATTAAATAATAGTTTATATACTACACAAATATTGACTACTAAAATAGTGATTTTAAATAATGAGATTGATAATAATATTGAACATACAATTTTTCAAAAATTAATAGATAAAGTTAGTAATAAATGTATAGAAAAAGGTTATATTAAAAGTAATTCTATCAAAATATTATATATTGACGATGGTGTGATAAATTTAGCAGATTTAAAAGGAAGTATTTATTTTAAAGTAAAGTATGAAGCTGAAATATGTAATCCATATGAAAATCAAATATTAACTTGTAATGTTTTAGAAATTAATAAAACAGCAATTCAAGCTTATATTGAAAATAAAGATAATTCACCATTAAATATATTTTTAACAAAACAACATAATTTAAATAATGATGATTATGTTAATTTAAAGATGGACGATGAAATCGAAGTGCAAGTTTTATATAAAAATTATGATTTTAATGATAAACAAATATTAGTTTTTAGTAAATTAATAAAAAAACTTTAAATCTATAATTTAAGAAATACCAAATATATTTAAGTATATAATTTTTTTTATAAAATGGATAATAAAAAAGGTAAAAATAATAGGAGTGAAAAAAGTATTAACAAAAAAAAACCAGTTGTCACAAAAAAAGATATTCAAAATAATTATATAGAGATTGATTCTAATTTTGATTCATTAGAAAAAGATTTAGTTAAATTTAAATCTGAATTTACAAGTTTTATGGTTAGATTTAGACAATTAAGAAAAGAATTTAGAAAATATGGAAAAGAAACGACAAAAAAAGGGAAAAAGAATAATAGTGATAATAATTTAATAGTTTCTAAAAAAAAACCAACCGGGTTTCAAGTTGCGGTTAATTTGTCTAAAGAATTATGTGAATTTTTAAATATTTCAGAAGATACGAAACTAAACTGTTCTGAAGTAAGTAGAAGAATGAATTTATATTTTTCAAATAATTCTTTACAAAATGGTGCCAATATTACATTAGATAAAAAATTAAAAGAATTACTAAAACCGGGAAAAGATGATAATATTACATATTTTAATTTACAAAAATATTTAAAAAAACATTATATTAAAAATAATAATTGATTTTATTGTTATTTATTATTATTATTATTTTATTTTATTATTTTATTTTATTTTATTATATTATATATATATATATATATATATATATTATTAATATGTCTTCCAGTCTTATTCCAAATACTCCTGTATCACAACCACCACAACCACCACAGCCTTCACAGCCTCAACAACCTTCGCAGCCTCAACA